CCCACCGATGTGTTCCCAATGATCTACGCATGGGGCGAGCGCACCGGCCGCAGCAAAGAGCGCGCCGAGCAGTTCGCCAGCCGGGTCATCGAAGCCTACCGTCTGGAGCAGGTGCTCAAGGACAACCCTGACTTCCCCAAACACATTAAAGACTCAGACCGTGCGCTGCTGGTGGCCGAGTACAACGCAGACCCAGCGTTTGCAAAGATGTCTGCTGCCATGGACAAGCCCCGTGTCGCGCTGGTCGACCAGATGGTGAAGGTGGGCAGGCTGTCCAAGGAGCAGGGCGACGAGTGGAAGTCCGTGATCGGCTACGTGCCGTTCGACCGCATTGACGATTTCGCAGAGCGCTTCACTGCAGTCAAGAAGACCACTGGCCGTTCCCCATTGATGCTGACCAAGAACCCTGAACTCAAGGGCTCCTTCACGCGGCCCGTGGGCAACGTGTTCGAGAACTACCTCAACACCATGGGCTGGATGGTCGGCCAAGTCATGACCAACGATGCCCGGGTGCAAACCCTGCGCAGTCTGGAGGACTTAGGGTACACCAGCAAGCCGTCGCGCATGCCCGGCACCAAGCACCGCACAGCCAAGGCATACGTCAAGGGCGAGCTCATGTACTGGGACCTGCCGTCCAGCTACGATGTGGCAGCGTTCCAAGAACTCAACCCACCCAAGGCCAAGTGGCTGCAGGTGCTGGGCCAAGTGTCCAACGTGCTGCGCAAGTCGGTGACGATCCTGCCGCCCTTCGCGCTCAAGCAGGTAACAGACGACGTGCAGCGGGCCATCATGACCTCCGGTGTGAAGAACCCCGGCGCACTGCTGCGCATGACGCTCTCTAACTTCGGCGGGCTGGCGCTGGCCGAACTGCGCGGTATCCGCCACCCCACTGTAAGCGCGATGGAGGCTCTGGGCCTGACGGGTGAATTCGACTTTCAGCAGGGTAAACCCGCAGTGTCACTGCTCAAAGACCTTGGCTACCGCCCACGCGGTAAGTTCGAGACCCTCATGCACCGGCTGGAGGGCATCACCCGGGCGTCTGACTTGGCCGTGCGCAAGGCCATCTACGACCAGACCATCAACGAGTCCAAAGACCAACTGCTGGCGCAGACCCGGGCCCGAGAGTTCATCAACTTCCGCCGCCGTGGCTCATCTGATTTTGTCGGTGCCATGGTGACCACCATCCCGTTTTTCAACGCATACATCCAAGGTATGGACGTGCTGTACCGCGCCGCATCCGGCAAGGACTCCAGCTCCTCAGTGGGCCGGGCCCAAGCGCGTCGCATGTTCTACAACCGCGCGGCTATCGCCATGACACTGAGCACGTTTTACGCACTCGGCAAGGGGGATGACGACGAAGAGTACAACGAGATGGACCTGCGGACTCGGGACAGCAACTGGATACTGCCGGGCGGGTTCAAGATCGGCGTACCAACCGAACTGGGCGCGCTGTTCAAGGTCGTCCCCGAGCGCATCGTCGAGTACATGCGCCGCCAAGGCACCCCAGAGGAGCAAGAGGCATGGGAGGCAACCCGCACAGCTTTGTCCTACATCTTCGAGCAGTACGTCGGCCGTGTGGTGCCTATCCCGCAAGCTGCCAAACCTTTGTTGGAAGCATGGACCAACTACTCGTTCTTCACAGGGCGCGAGCTGGAAGGCATCTATCAAAAGCAGCAGGACCCCAGCATGCGCCGGGCATCGAACACATCGGAGTTGGCCATCGCCATCTCTGCATTCAGCCGTGACGTAGTGGGTGTGGACAAAATCTCGCCCATCTTGGTGGACAACGCGTTGAGCGGGTACTTCGGTTCAACTGCCGGATTGCTGGTGGCCATGACTGACAGCCTGCTGAACCCAACGCGAGTTGACCGCCCCCTGCACAAGTACGCGCTCCTGAGCAACTACCTGTACGACCCCGTGGGCACACGCCGCATGACTGAGTTCTACGACGAGCGGGAGAAGGTTGGCCGCGCCAACGCCACGCTGTCTGAACTGATGAAGACCGACCTTGACCGGGCCGTCGAGTATGCGGAGAAGAACGCAGACGTGCTGATGATGGAGTCGGCGATCAACTCGACGCTGGAGCAACTTGAGCGCACCCGGGCGTATCGCAAGTTCCTCAACAGCAAAGACGCTGCTGCGGATATGCCTGCTGCCGAGCGCGAAGCCGAACTCAAGGAAATCAAGCAGATGGAAGTCGAGTTGACCGGCTGGGTGCGCGAGGCCAAGACCTCGATCCGTCAGTAAACGCGCCACACGCGGACGCCGTAGCGTCCGTACTCACACCGGTTGCGCACCTGCAGTTGTATTCCCAGATATTGGGCGTACGGCCGCAGGGCGTAATGGGCTTGGGTTTTGGTGGCCGTGGTGGGTAGGAAGAACGACGCCCCGATCGACAGGTGTTCCCACTGGATGAAGTAGTCCACCCCGTGAAGGGTGAACTGCCGTATCTCAGACCTCGGGGGTAATGAACGCTGTTTCGTCGACACCGATGGCGTCCCCATCAAATACGTAGCAACGAATCGCAATGCCGCTCAAGCCGCCCACGGCACCGGCACCAATACGCACTGGATGCGAGCGCCCATCGTGCTTGAGATACTTGGCCTGCGTGAGCCTTACCAAGCTGTCGCGCACATCCACTTGCCGCAGAGAGAAGAACTTGCGGAACTCCGCAACGGACACGGCCAGCTCCCGTGTGACTGGATCGTAGCGCATGCGCAACGGGCCTTTTGGAGCTATTGCCGGGCGCTCGGGCAGACCCGCGCTATTCACGGTGGGCGCGACAAGCGCGTTGTTCACGTTCTCGTTTATGAACGCCGCCAGTGTTTCCTGTGCAATCAGTGTGGGGTCGCCAACGTCTGCCTTGGTAGCTGACCTGCTGTCCCTGACCACGTTCAGCGCGTACTGGTAGATGCGTGAGGTCTCAATGGAGTGCAGGCCCAGCCGTGCAGCGATCAAGGCTCCGACAAACGCACAGGTAAGAATAGAGGAGTGGAACCGATCGGCCTGATCGAGCTGCAGTTCTTCGTCAATCTTGTTTTGCATGTTGACCAGCAGCTTGCGCACCTGCGCCATGTTCTTCAGGACGTACTCAATGTAGAGGGGCCCAGCAAGGCCGTAGTTGGTGTTGAGCTTGCCAAACACAGCGTCGATCTCTTGCTTCGTGGCACCTGTGTACTTGGGCACGGAGATTTCCAACACGCGGCGCAACTCCCCCTCTGCAGTGCTCTTGTATTGCTGCAGGACGTCCGTGGCTGAAGCGTTGCCGGATGTCAGGGTGATGTTGCACCACGTCGTGTGGTTGACGCGCATCTTGTTGCTCTGCGACTCCATGCGGTGCTTGCCCCGGCCGGATGTGAACCCGTAGGCCATGTCAGACAGGACTTCAGCTTTCTCGTTGGTGATCTCATCGACCGTGAAGACCAAGCTGTTGACCATGCCGAGCATGTGCATCTTGGCAGCATACGTGTCTTCCTTCTTCATCAGCAGATCGTCAGGGTGTCCAAAGATCGAGTTGGCCACCATCTGCGCAGTTGACTTGCCGGAGCCTGACCCGTTGTGCTTCAGGTGAACCATAGCCCCCTTGACCACGTTGCCCTCGATCAACCGCAGGAGCGGCGAGCCGAACCCGAAGAACAACGACAGCGCATGTGGCTCCAGCCCCGGGCGATCGTAGAAGTTGGCGATCTTCTTCCACTCGTCCAGTGAGCCCGTGGGTTTGAACGCAGCGGCCAGTTGCCGGGTGCCGCTGGCAGGGGGTGCAAGCTTTGCGCCAGACGCGGTGTACTCGATCTCACCGACAACGAAGCCCAGCAGGTCAGGGGTCCACCCCATCTGATTGCGGGTGCGGTTTGCTGCGTACTGCGACTGCAGCTTGCGAATTGCAGAGGCGAAGTAAGCCATGAGTTGCTCCAATTTTTTACCATAGGCGACGACCCCGTTGCGCACCAGCAAGTCACGCAGCTTCTCCGTGGAGAACAGCGTTGTGACAGGGGCGAAGAACCGGCGCACGCCGTCTTTGCGCATGTGCAGGTTGATACCCACCATCTCACCGTCGCCACTGCCGTGGTCGTCTGAATCAAAAAAGCGTTCTGTTAAGTAGAGGTCGTCTGGGTATATCTCAACCTCAACCTCTTCTCCGTCTTTGTCCCGGTCCTTGCGGAATACCCCGCCGTTGGCACCACGAAAGTAGGGGAACGGATATGCCGGGATGGAGATAGCCACAGCCGGGGCCTCATCGTCCGCGTCCTTCACAACCACATAGGCATCGTCAGTTACTTCGGCAGCCACCACGGTCTTGCCAATCAGCAAGGGAGTGGATACGGTCTGAGTGCAGCCTTTGCACAAACTGCCGTTGTTGTCCTTGTACCACTGGCAAGTGTACGGGCCCTTGGTTTCCGCCGCTTTGGCTTCCGTGTTGGCAGCGGTGTATCCGGGGTGCGCCTTGGACGCAGTGTGGATGGCTGTAGCACCGTCTTCGCACCGGATAGCGATCGACAGCATGCCACGCCACAACGGCTCGGCCAGTACAGCGGCGTCGACCAGTGCGTGTTTGATCTGGGCACAGCCCTTGTCCTTGAGACTGCGGGAGGCGATGCGCTGAAACGAGCATGGGGGGAAGTCCCCACCGGACATCTCACGGGAGGTGTCATCCAGCCCGAACTGCTTGGCTGCAGACAAGTCAACAGGGGCCGGGGGCAGGCACGCGGTGAACACGGCAAGATCAGTCGGCTGACCTTGTGCAATGATCTGAACGGGGCGGGACTGCCCGCCCTTGAAGTTGTGGGTGCCCGGGGTGCGCAAGATACGCGCAGCGTCCGCAGTGACTGCGGGGTCGGCATGTAAGTTGTGCTGCGCACACAGGCGCTTGAGTGATCGAGCGTGGGGTATCCACACAGTCGTGGGTACGTCGGCCGTCAGCGGCCAGTAGACGTGCAGGCCACCGCCTGAATTGACCACGGTAGGGCTTGGCAGCCCAGTGTCGGTAATGAATATGGAGAGTGCTTGTGCAGCGGCAGGTTGATCTACATACGGCTTGCCCGTGCCGCAGTCAAGATCAAGAAAGAACGCACGTAGGTACGCGGCGTTGTCTACGGTACGAGCTGAATCATCCTTGTACGAGGCCAATGCGAAATACGCATCAACGCCGTTGGAGTTCATGCCAACACCCACTGCATCTACGTCGTCAACCGTTGTTTGGAACGATTGCTTGACTACACCTGCCCGTATCCCCACCGTGCAATAAACGCCCTGAGCGGGCAGAACGGAGTTGAGAAAGTCAGTCACATAACCTCACGGGTAACTGGAACAAAAAAGGGGCGGCAGGTTGTCCTGCCGCCCCCACTGGGCGCGATCACTTACGCTTGAGCAAGCGGGCAGTAATCTTAGGGATGAGCGCCATATACCGAGGGTTGGGCGTAGTCCGTCCAGTCAGCCAGTTGTAGACAGTCGCGCGCGACACACCGAACATGGCAGCCACTTCCGGCACCGCCACGTTTTTCTCGATGCACGCATCAGCCAGCCGCATGACAGCGGGCTTCTGGTCGGCGTCTTCAATTCGACGAATGAACAGGGAGTCGTACCCTCGGGTGCGGTCACTCATCGTCGGTCGACCAGTCGTTCAAGATGTCAGCCACGTTCTTTGCAGGGGCGGGCGCAGCTTCAGCTTTTGCCTTGGATGGGCGCTTCGTAGGCTCAGCGACCTCTTCGGCTTCCACTTTCTCGACAGCAGCTTTGGCGGGCACTTCTGCTTCCTTGAACGCTGCGGGTAACGCAGGTTGGCTTTCCTTCCTGCTTGGCACCATCTTGAACTCGACTGCTTGCATAGCGTCTTCAGTCTGGCTCTGTGCCTTGGCCAACTCCCACTCCTCACGGGTCAGCGGACGCACTGCGCGGAACTTCAGCACAGGCACAGCCTCAGCAGTGTCGAAGCGAGCCTCGGTCACCACGCCAGTGATTGGGATACCGTGGCCAGACAAGAACTTGCCATACGCTTGCAGGGGCATCTTGTCGCCATCAGCTTTGCCAAAATACGACTTGGCAGGAACCGACAGGCGGTAGATGTTGCCGCCGATATCGTTTTCCAAAGCCACGGCCAGACGCTTGCTGTAACGGCATGCGCGGGACTTGCCATCGCCGGAGCCTTCAATGTTCTGTGGGCACGTAGCGCAGGTCTTGCCCTGTGGCTCTGGCACTTCTTCGTTGGGCACTACGCCTTCGGCCGACCAGCAGGCAGGCTTGACGTCCTTGCCTTCTTCATACTTGTCAGCGTAGAACGTACGGGACACACCCTTACCGGCGGAGATCACCACCACGTTCATGGAACGATCTTCGTTCTTGGCCACCTCTTCACCGCCGACCACCATGCGCCATACGCCGCCCTTGATGGAGATTTGCTTGCCGCCAGAGGAGCCTGCGATGTCTTTGGTTGTAGCGTCTGCGGCTTCGCGCAGGTAGTCAGGAACAGCGGAACCGGATTTGAAAAGTGTCATATTGCTCATGTTGATTTCCTTGGTTTAACGTGCACGGGTGATGGTAATTGCGTAGCGGGAATCTACGTTCATACCCTCTGGTAATTTGTCAGGGTTGGCCTGCAGGAATTCCTTGAAGGTCGTCTGACTTACGCGGCGCTCCAGAAGTTCCGGGGCGTCGTGTTCTTTGATGAAGCGGTACATGCTATCCCAATCGGACGTCCAGTACCGCGTCTTGACAGACCGTCGAAACGATCCGAATTGTGTTTTGCCGCCGTCTTGGCCTGTGGTCTTGCACAGTTCCAGCAGCTCTGTTTCGATGGTATCCAGTTGCACGTCGAGCGCAGCAATCTCGGCTTCCAGCTCTTTGGTTTTTGCGGCCTTAGCGTCACGAATCTTGACGTAGACCTTCACAAGTGTGTTTGCATCCATGGGAGTTTCTCTTTTGATTTACGTTGAACGAATTGAAATTATACACTGTCAAATCTTGTCGTCAAGCACTTGTTTGTATAAATCGACCAGTGCCAGATGAAGATCAATCTTCCCCTGCAGCAGTGTGTACATGCGCCGCTCGACGGGGCTGCCCTGTAGGTGCGTGACGGTTACGCAGTTCTTCTGCCCGGCGCGGTGGGCACGGGAGTTGGCTTGGATGTAAATCTCCGTAGATGATACCGGCCCCCACCACACAACTTGATTGGCCCGGGTTAGGGTAATCCCGTGTGCTGTGGCCTGTGGCACCATCACCAGAATGCGCGGGTCGTCTTCTGTCTGGAACTGCTTGATGATGTCTGCGCGCTTGTTCGCCGCCACACCACCGTGGATGGTGGCCGTGGTGTACCCGGCCTTGATGATGCGGTCCTGCAGCATCTCCAGCGTGTGTCGGTAGGGCACGAACACCAGCACCTTTTCGTTGGTGCCAGCGATCACATCCAGCAGCTCGTTGACCCTGTTGTCCACATCAAACTCGACCACATCTTTGTCGTCAGTGTAGACCGCGCCTTGAGAAATCTGCAGCAGCTTGTTGAGCATGGACGCTGCGTTGACGGCCGTAACTTCCGAACCGGCTGCGATGACCGCCATTTGTTTTTTGATTGCGTCATAGTACTTGCTCTGCTGGGGCGTGAGCGGC